TGGCGACTGCTCTGTTGAAGGCTGTATCAGACCCGCAGTGGCAAAGGGCGTATGCAGGACACATAGAGACCGCATACGGAAAACGGGCAATCCCCGCGCTGATATCCCGATCCGCCGGAAAAGCAAGACCGGGGGCGGTTTTATCGACTCTAATGGGTACCACCGGACGGGGCGCGATGGTCGAGCTCACTTTACCCATCGTTTGGTTATGGAAGCTCATCTCGGTCGCCCACTAGCCCGCTGGGAGAACGTCCACCACGTCAACGGTATCCGTCATGACAATCGCATCGAGAACCTTGAGCTCTGGATCGTTACCCAGCCGTGCGGACAACGACCGGGGGATTTGGCCCGCTGGGTTGTCGCCAATTACCCTGAAGTGGTGAGAAGGGCCATCGCTGAGCACACGCTCAACTCCGCCTCGTCGTGAGGGTATAAGACGCCGTGTAGCGCCTCACGTTGTTGACGTCCCCCCAGGGGATCTCGTGCGGGCCTGAGTCGGTGACAACCGAGTCGATGACTCCCGCCGCGGTGACGTAGGGGAAGGCCAGCAAGACCTGGCGGCAAGCCTCAGCCAAGCTGTAGGCAGCCTCCTGGGTGGGCTGGAAGGCGTCCACATCAACGTGGGCGGTGTCGCTGAACCGATCGTCGCCGCCGCCGATCCTCATCACCCGGACGAAGGGCATCGACGTGTTCAGGTTGGGCGGCGTGACGGTGCCCACTTGCGTCTCCTGGACGCCGTTGAGCAGATCCATCACCACCGCTTCGATCTCGGGGAAGTTGCTAAAGCTAATCGTCACGGCCAAGGGTCGTCAGGACCCTCCCCAGGACTCGGTGAGGCTTGTGATCGTTCTTGTTCCCCCATTCAACGGGGACGGCGTGGCCGGAGTAGTTCTCAAGGATCGCGCCGGCCACCGGATGGGTGCCGAAGCTCGTCTTCAGCATCAACTCCACAGGGATGACATCGAACGAGTCGATGTAGTCACCCGTCTTGCGAAAGTCCTGAGACAGCGCGATGGCGTCTGTCTTGGCCTTCTCGGCGACGGCGAGAACCGCAGCAGCGACATCGGGACTGACGGCGAGTTCCTTGAAGCCCTTTGAATTGGCCTTGAACACGGCGGTCATCCGGTCTGCGCCTTGAGCTGGACTTCGATTCCTGCCCGAGTCCCAGTGAGGGGAGACTTGTGGATCCCCGGCTCACCGTTGACCGTGTAGAGAATCCCTCGAACCGTGATCTTGTCCGTCGAGAGCACGTCGGAGTAGGGGGGCATCAGGAGGGTGAGCCCGAGAACCACGATGTCCATGCCCCCCTCGACTGTCTCTGTGCTGGTGGTCGGCCACACCGCGCAGCCTTCGACCCGAAAGGTCTCGCCGGGTGTCCAATCGCCACGGTTGTTCTCGGTCTGGCGAATGACGGTGACCGTCTCGCCGAAAGCGCCTCTCAAGACCACATGCCGATGTCCATGGGGTCGGTCGTGTCCTCTCCCATCGACATGGCCTGGTCCTCACCGCCAAGCCACCAGATGTTGAGATCCCACGGGTAGAGCCGTTTCCCAGCGTCCACCGGGGTGGGATTGATCGTGAAGGCCCCGCCGCGTCCGGCGAGGATCTTCAACGCGGCAGTCTCCCGTTTGGTCAGGAATAGGCCGCCCAGCCCAGCTGACCCGTAGTGGACCGAGGTGGGGCCGATGGTCTCTGCCGTGACGCCGCCCGCGTTCATGTAGCCACGCGCGGCGATTGAGAGAACCACGACGGCTGCCTTGTCCGGAACCGGCGCCACCACGACCGAGCACAGGTCGAATGCGAGGCCGATCAGCAGCTGGGCTCGATTGACGTCGATGTTGCCGTCGAGATCGAGCAGCGTGTCCAGCTGGCTCGTGGTGACGATACACGTCATGGCTGCACCTCGAAGGAGTCGCCGAGACGGCAGGGGAGTGAAGTCCTGCCGCCCCGGCTCAAGCGAGAGGGTAAGTCAGCTGCCGGTGTAGCCGGCCGCCATGTAGCGCACGAAGGCTTCGGTCTCGCCGACGACGAAACCGTAGTAAGCCTCAGCCAGCAAGAGGACCAGGTTCTCTTGGAAGGCCGAGTGGGTTGACCCGTCGGTGTCGACGTACGACGCCTCGAAGCTGCGCTTGATGGTGATGTCCATCCCGACGCCGTAGGCGCACTGGGAGAAGTCCCCGCCCACCGCACGGAGCTGTGTGTCGGGGGTCCCGGCAATCGTCAGCGAGATGCCAGTCTGGGCGCTCGCCGAGTTCTTGCTCATCACCACGGTAGTCGCGTTGGTGACCGAGGCGATGGTCGTGTTCGCCGCGATGCCGGTGCCGCTCACAGTGCTCCCCACGTCGCCAGCCCAGAAGTTGGCCGTGGCCGAGGTCAGGCTGGTGGAGGTGGCCAGCGTGACACCGTCAAGGACGGTACGGCTCATCGCGTCTGACTGCCGGTACAGGTTGCCCGAGACGCCCCGGTTATAGGCGATTGGGAAGCCGTCCAGAGTTCCCGATCCGGACGCGCCGTCGCCGATGCCGGTGCCCGTGATCACGTCAGGCGTGAAGAGAGGCCGGCCGTAGGCGTCCGTCGAGAGCTTCAGGGCGGTGCGGATACGGGGGTCCGCCACAAAGCCGGTGAAGTCCCAGTTGTCGTTCTCGACGAGCTGCTCGCCGGTCACGATGTCGTTGTACATCCCGCCGACGTCGGCCGCCGCCGCGCCGAGGACTACGAACTTCGACGTCTCACCCAGGGAGTCCGTGAACGGACCTTTTTCGCCCTGCACGGTCGTGCCGTGGATGGCGGCGTGGTCGAAGGCGCGGGCGACCGCTGTCGGAAGGTCGCTCTGGAGCTGGGTCCAGAGGGCGGCAGGGTTGTTGTTCGCGACTTCCTCTGACACCGGGATCAGAGTCGCGACTTTCTTGCCCGCCATCGTCTTGACGTTCACGCCAGACGATGAGACGGGCTTGCGGCCACCTTCAACCACCCAGTCCGCGAGTGGGACATCGAGGGGGATAGGGATGGCTGTCTGAGCGGTAACCGACAGGGGCACTCGCCGGGCCAAGCGCATCACAGCGCTTTGCTCGACAGCCTTGGTGAAAATCGGTCCGGTGATGTCAGGCGGGAGCAGTATCGAACTGACCCCTGAGAGCAGGGTTGCGGCCATTGTGTAGCTACCTCTTCTGTATTGGCCCGGCCCTGAGGGGCCGGGAGATTAACTGCGGCGTGGATCGGTTCGCTGCCACCACTGGACGAACTTGTCGGAGTCCGTGGCGGGAGCTGGGCGCCCGTTCCCGCCGGAGCCTTGCGAGGCATCCGGCCTGGGTCCGGGTCGCCCGGAGCGGGCGAGGTGTGGCTTGCGCTCCAACAGCGCGGCCAGGTCGGCCTTGATGGCCGCGGTGTCGACGTCGCCCTGGTCGTCTAGATAGTGGCTCAGGTCAAGGAACGCAGCTGCGTCCTCCGGGTCGGCGAATTCCGCTGCGGCAAGCGCCCGGACCTCCGACTTGACTGCGCGATCGCGATACCCTTCGGCCTTAGCCTCGGCTTCGCGCGCCTTTTCGTTCGCCTTTTCCTCGGCGGACATCTGCGCGTCGGCCGCTGCCTTGATCTGGCGTTCGTACTCAGCGGCTTTCCGCTCTACAGCTTGCCTCTGAGCGCGCTCCCGTTTGTAGTCCTTGCGGACATCGGCTATGACCTTGGTCGCCCGCTCGTCGAAGTCCTCTTCTAAATCAGCAGCATCGGGATCCAGTGACGGGCTTCCGGTGTCGGGGAGCGGCTGAGTCGGCTGCTCGGTGGCGACGGACGAGTTCTGAGTCATTTTTCGGACCTCCTGGGTCACTAGATCCCGCGCCTGGCGGGACTTATTGGGGTGTCGGGTAAGCCTCTTCGTAGGCGTGGCGGAAAGCCTTCTGCATGTTTTTCATGCCGTAGGCGCCCCGGGTGCTTTGCTGGTAGAGCGACTTCCACTCCTGCACCTGTTGGGGCATCTGGTACTCCCCAAAAACTGGCTCGGCCCAGCACTTGCAGTTCGAGTGAGCTTGGAAGTCGGCACTCTGCTCCGAGCGGTACACCGGCCCTCTGGTGGCCAGCATGGCGCAGAAGGAGCAGGGATGACCGTCTGTGTCACGCTCCCACCCCGTGGCCTTGCGGTCGCTCCTGACGGCATTGATGGTGGTCTGCCGACCGGCGTCCAGGATGTCTTTCTCGGTCACCCCGAGAACTAGGCTCTGGACGGCGGGGATGTCAGGGTCGGGCTTCCACAGATCTCTCGTGGCCCATCGGATCCCAGCCTCGACCTTGGCCTCGTTGGCGGGGTCAGCGGGCCGGACGGTGAATGTGCCAGGAATCCCGGCTTCCCTGCGCTTGGCTTCGTAGGCTTCGGCAGCCTGCCAGGCAGAGATGGCCCCGAACCGATAGACGATGCTTGCCACGGCCTGAATGAAGGCCGTGATCGTGGACGGGATGGCGGGGTTGACCAACAGCCATGCGTTGGCCATCGGACCGGAGATGAGCGACAAAATAGCCGTCTGCATCTGCCGAGGAGTCGGCTGCTGCAGGGCCTGGAGAGTGGGGAAGGGGAGGGTCGTCGACGGAGGAAGTGGGGCGGTCAGCGGGCGTCTCTGCGTCGCCCCTGCCGGTCTCTGTGCGACGGCCACCTATGGCGCCTGAGCCAACAACTCCGAGAGGGACCCGCCGCCGGGAGGCACCGTGATGTAGGCCAAGGGCTGGTTGATTCCGTTGAGGACTCGCGCCACCTGGTACATCTGACCAGACGGCGTCATGGTGTCCGTCCGCTCCAGCGCAATCGACCAGGTGCCGTCCGAACCGCTTGTGACCGAGACGGGGGGAGCCGTCACGTCGATCTCCTGACCCTCGGGTCCGGTGACTACCTGAGGAGGGTCCTGGACATACAGCGAGAAGTTCACCTCCACGCCCTCGATGGGATTGGCGGCGGCATCCTGCTCCAAGCCCGAAACGATTGCGGTTGCCATCTACTTCGCCGGCGCCGCAGCAGGCGCCTGCGGGATCTTACTGGCCGGAAGGCCAGGGGCTGTCCCGGTGTCTGTGATGTCCGCCGCCAGCGCCTTGTCGGTTCGGGCGGCCTTGGCGACCAGGGACTGCGATAGTTCGGCCAGGAAGGCTTCACCCTGGTCCTTGGCCCGGTCGGCTGCCAGCCGCCGACGGTCCAGAGCAGAGTACCCGAGTCGCTCCAGGATGACGTCGGAGGTCGGCGGTACGGATCCCGACTGCACCTGCTTGAAGATCGCGTCCGACGTCGCGGCCGGCGTGGGGATCTCCGGGTTTCGCCAGAGGGTCTCCATGCTGAGCGCGTCGGGTGGCACGTTGCCGTCCCGGATGAGCAACGCGAGCCTCATGGCGCCTTCCCAGGCGCCCTCGAAGGCACGTTGCTTCCGGCGCACCTTGTTGATGAGACGGTCGCTGTTCATCCGAATGGCGTCGGCCGAGGACGGGTTCGCCGTGGTGATGCCCAGGTACTCGGACGGAAGCCCGGTGATCGAGGTGATGATCTTGGCGTACTGGTCGACCACGTCGGTGAATGCGGCGGGCGAGTAAGGAGTGAACTGCCCGACCGTCGGGACCTCCCCGTCAGGGCCGCGCTCAAGGGCCAGGATTCGCCCGATATAGGTCTCCCAGGCGTTCTTGGCGTTGCCGTCCGCGTCCTGGAAGGCGCTCTCCGCCACCCCCAGGATGTACCGCTGCGGGGCCGCGTAGAACTCCCGTGCCACATCGAGGCTCATCAGGGTTCGGCAGGCGGCATCAGTGATCGAGACGACCTCTGGGGTGATCTCGGAGCGGCCGTAACGGTCGGTGATCCGGGCGCGGTTGGCCATCCGGACGACTGGGACCTTGCCGAGTTCGTGCAGGTCTCGGTCGACCACCTGCCAGTCGAAGGTGTCGTCCTCCCCGGGGATCTGAATGAGCGATATGGTCTCGTCGGGAAGATAAAGCGTGGCCGAGGACTGCTGCCCGCGCCAGCTGATGAAGCTGCGGAAGGCCGCCGTGATGGTGCGGGTGCGGGCGTCATAGAGGCACGCCATGTCCATCGGAGACTCGACCGAGACGATCGGCTGCCCGCTGGGAGAATCGTTCGAGCCCACGGCGATGAAGGCGGTTCCATAGACCAAGCCGTCCAGATGGGCCAGCTGGGACTCATTGTCAAGGTCGTTGGCCTGCCAGATGTCCCAGAGGTCCTCGTCGGCGTCCATCCCGTCCGAGTAGCGGAACCCCTCCACGTCGAGCCTCTCCTCGAGGGAGTCGACGATGACGCGGGGCCACCCGATCACCGTGTGCAGACGCCGGAGCGGGGGAGGGATAGAGATCCCGAGATCCGCAATTTGCATCAGACCGTCGTAGTAGGAGTTGTGGATCTCAAGCCTGAAACGACGCTCGTTGACCTGAGCCGCCAGCTGGTCGACCAGCTCCGCTTCGTGCTCGGAGAGTTGACTGAGCGGCAGCGATGGGAGGGTTGCGATGCTGATGAGAAACCCTCCTCTCAGGACATGACGATGACGCGGCCCCGGCCGGAGCCCTTGCGCTGACGCTTCGCCCACGCCGGACTAGCCAGGACCGCCCGGCGCGTCATCCGAGCGCCAATCATGCAGACGGCCAAGTCGATCTTTCGAGGGGAGTCCTTGGACTCCTTGCCGATCGAGACCCCGTGTCTTCCTGGGCGCCTCCGGGCGTTCGCCACATGTCTGGCCAGTGCCTGATTTCCGTCGTGGGTGAAGGACCGCTCGACGATCTCGTCGGCCGTGAGTTCACATGCCACGGTGAACTCATACCCATGGGATCTCATGTCCCAGGCGATGGGCTGCGGGTCGCGCCCCGTAGGCACGGAATCCACCAGGAGCTTGTCACCGTAGGCGGCGGGCCAGGTCACCTTGGTGAACCCCTCCCACTCCGCCACATCGGCGAAGAACGCCACGACAGACCAGGTCTCG